AGAAGATGCTGTTCCGCATAAAGATGACGAACTCGTTCAGCGTCCAAGGGGCTACGGCTACGAGGGTGTCAGAACTGCCGTCATTGATGGTGAACACATCCAGAGCAGACCAATGGTTATCCTCAAGGTAATGACTTACTTCAATGGTATTGCGGTCAGTCTGGACGATGTGCCTGTTTCCGTAGTACAGGGCGTGACGGCTTTCCGGGTAGTTCGTGTGCGTATGCACATCGGGAGCCTCAATGGTCGAAGTGCCATCCCAGCGAAGAACCGACTTATTGAAGCCACGCAGGATGTACACATAGCCGATTCCCTTGGCCTGATAGAGTTCAACCTCGTCCTCAGGTTCGATGAAATTCGTGGCGTTGTAGGTGGCAGTACCTGTACCAGACGGCTTCGATACCGGGATCGTGTAGGTGAAGGTATTCGTGGTTACGGCGGTAATCGTAACGATGCCACCATAGCCGACGACGGATGTGTTTACGAACAGTTTAGTGCCAGCAATCAGCCCGTGAGCCGCCTTTGTGACCGTGACAGTCGTTCCGCTGCCAGAGTATGTAGCGCCGTTGATATGGCCGGGGAATGTGACCTTAGCGGATAGGGCTTCGGTGTCAGGGGTGTACCTGTACAGGCCGTCAGCAACGACCACGATGATGAGTTCCTCCCCTGTGGAGGTGGTATAGGAGCAAGCCCCGTAGATAGCCTGACCTACGAGAGCGCCAGCCGTGATGCGTTCAGCACCCTTACGGACACGGGCAACGCCACGATCCATACGGATGTTCTGAGCCTTGGAGACGAAGTTCTTACCCAGATTGACCGGGTTGTCCCTAGAGTTCAAGCCGATGAACCCTTCGTCACCATCGACTGCGTACTCCCGTGTTGGCATTACTTACCTGTGATGGAGTGCCAGATGGCGATCAGTTTGCCGGAGTAGCGAGCGCCGACATAGACGCCGCCAAGGAACGAGATGGAGAGGAGAAGGATCGTAATCATATTAGGCAGGGAGAGAAATCTTGAGCCGGGTGAGTTCAGCCTTGAGTTCAGCCTCGGTGGGCTTGGTGACAAGGGTGAGTTGTCCGTAGTATTTGCCGTCCTTGGTGAGTTCAGAAATCAGTTGGGCTTTCTTGCCTTGGACGAAGGCAACCCAGCCTTTGGGGAGTGTTTTAGGAGAGGTATTCATAGATTACATATTTTCAGCGTAGTAAACTCCAGAGCCATTCCAGTAGTAATTGTATGTGCCATCATTGGTGATGTAAGTTCCATTGGCATAATATGAACCACCGCCTGTTGCTGTATACCCACCAGAGCCGTTCCATCTGTAAATTACAGTCTCTCCATTATTATAATAATTACTAGTTCCACTTGGAACTTCAGTCTGGATATATTCAGTCCAAATAAATGTATTATTCGGGTAGAAAGAACCTTGGTTTGTTAATGTAGTATACCCACCAGAACCATTCCAGTTATACCTAGTGTATTTGCCGTTACTATAGAAATTACCAGAACTAGACGGCACTTCTGCAGTCTGAGAAACATCTGTAATAAGAGTTCCATTGGCGAAGAATGAGCCTGTTGTGGCAGTCGTAATGCTTCCACTCCCGTCCCATACATATGTAACTACTTTTCCATTGTCATAATAATTGCCGCTTCCTGCTGGCACTTCATCCTGCTCATTAAAATCAAATGCGGTAGTGACGCTTGTTCCGTTGGAATAATAACCCCAATCTCCTGTAGTAATCGAATAATAACCTGTTCCATCGTGCGTGTACGAAACAGTCCGAACCTCGGAGTCAAAGTAGTTTCCTAGGTTTGGCTCTGGCATTTCAGCAGGGGTCTGCGTTTCAGTTACTGTATGAAAAACAGCAAACGAATACTCGATGTTACTGACAGTACTCCAGTTGGTGTAAAAACCTCCTGCTCCATTGTGCCATACCTCGACATCGCAAATCTGAGAAGGGTAAAAATTACCTAGTTCTGTAACTTCAACCTCCTCTCCACCTTCAGCAACAGGATAAACAACACCTTCAAGCAAAGAAGAAAAACCCTCTGGCGGGAAACTTCCACTAGGACTAGACACAATAGTGTTAAACCCGTTACGGCTAGTGCCGGACGAGATGCCGAACCCGATCCGATGTAGGTCAACCCCCATTAGGCCACAGCGTAAGCGATGTGGACAGGAGTAGAGGCAGTGTCAGAAACACAACGAACAATGCCGTTGTAGTTATCAAGGGAGATGCTTTCGCCAGCCTTGACCTTCAGGCCGTCAGTGCCAGACGCAGCCAGAATGACTGTGACAGTCGCCGTAGCGTGTTGGTTCTGGATGATGACGCTGATGCGGCGCTCCGGGGTAACGGCAACGGCGAGGGCGGTACTGGCAGAAGTACCAATGGTCTCAGTGGCGTGGGTGAACGCCCGGATAAACGGGGAGGAGATGGAGATGTTCGACATATTAGTTAGTAAGTTTTGTTCATATTGATACGGCCGACCTGCTGCTGCTGGCGCAGGACGATATCAACCGTATCGGCCATAATACGCTCGGCTTCCGCTTCGGCAATCTGAGCCGCCTCCACCTGAAGTTCCGAGCGAAGCCAGTCCGAGTACGCGCCACGGGCAGCGTAGGGGGCGAAAAGGTAAGGGACTGTCACGATCTGCCACTTGGACGGATGCGTGGCAGGGTTCTGCCCGGCTGTTGTGGCCTCAAGGCAGTTATAGAAGTTGCCGTAGTGCGGCTTGCCGGAGACCGGGATATATGTCCCGGTATTGGAGCCGCTGTCAAAGTACATCTGCGAGCCTACCGCATAAGCCACGGCAGCGTCATAAAGGTCACCGACAAGTTCCGTTCGCTTGACACGATACTCTGCCCAGACAGTACCCGGGTCGGACAGGAAGTTCAGAATCTGAGTGGTTCCGTTGTCGTACAGCCGGAAGCCCAACTGGGACGCACGGCTTGTCACCAGAGGGTTGCTGTCGTAGCAGGCTAGGATTTCCCCAGCATCAGCAGGAATGGCCGCAGTGACCCGTCCAGCGCCGTCATTCGTGACGGTCAATTGGGCTACCCGGACGAGGTCAGGCCAGTCCTGAGACTCCCAGATCATCCGCAGACGCTCGCTGATGAGGTCTCGAAACTGGGCAAAAGTCTCTGAGGTGATATTGTGCCTGTCCTGCCCGGAGAGTTGAAGGGCGTTGAAAAGGACGGGCGAGAAATGGGTGGTTCTCATTTGATGAGATGACCATCAGCGGTGAACACAGCACCATTGACAGTCGTGCGCTTGATTCGGTTGTTTACGGCAACCTCGGGGTTGTCACGAATGAATTCATTGACGAATGTCTCGTCATTCCAACAGTCGTAACCAAGACGCTGACCCCAATAATGGACAGCAGAAAGAGGGATACGAGCCTTCAACTCGCCTACCCCCTCGATGGATTTAGCAGCATTCGCGTGATTGAAGGCCGCGAACTGCTTGGCCTGATGATAAGAGGCCGCCTCTTGCATCTTCCAGCCCGTCAGAAGTTCCCTCTCGACCTGCTTTCGCATATCGGCGGGGATGGCTTCTGACAAGGACTGGATGATGTCAGACAAGAGCGTCTGATTAGGCGGTGAAGTCGAACTTACCGAAGGCGAGCGGGTTGTAGACGCAGAGGCCAGCAACCGCTTCGATGAGGCGAGCAGGGCCGCCACCATTGTCCGTCAGTTCAGTGACACCAGCGACATTGCCGCCGTAGCGCACTTCGACCTGATCGAACGGGATGATGTAGCCGCTGAAGTTGTTCTTCAGGAACAGGCTCGGGTGCAGACGGATCTGACCGAAGTCGCCTTGGAACACATCCACGGAGGAGATGTACGAGGACTCGTCAGCCTCGCGGCTCAGGGTGCGAACGGCCGAGAGGGTGTTCGTGCCACCGCTGGAGGGCGTGGTGAAGACGAGGTTGGTGAAGGCGCGCTTCAGGGTCGGGCCGACAATCGCGTCATAGTTCTTGAACTGACCTGTCTGGTTGTAGATACCAGTCAGGATGTCCTGAACGACAGTCTCGGTGAGGGCAGCAGTGCCGACAGTCGAGATCTGAGCAGCGGAGGGGCAGAAGGCAGAAGCAGCAGCCGGGAGATCGACAGTGTCGATGTTAGCGGCGGCGACAATCCACTTGTCAAGACCACGGGTGCGGTAGCCGACAGTGCCGTTATCGACCTGAGCGGCCTGATTGCTGCACATCGCGACTTCCATATCGCGCTTGATCATCGTGATCGCCTTGGAGACATTGTTGGCGAGTTCGTCACGGACACCAGCGATGTTGGCGACATCCTGAGTCAGTTTCGAGACGCGAACAGCCTTGCGGAAGATCTGGATGCGGTTGGAGAGTTCAACGCGGTACTGGACACCACCATCGTTGACGAAGTTAGATGTGCCAGAGGCCGGATCGACATCAGTGCCATCGACCACAGGGGTCGGAGCAGCGGCCGCAGGGAGGCGGTCAGCCTGCCAGCGGAAGATGGTGTTGCCGGGCTGGGACGACTTCTTCGCCATCGAGGTGAAGGGGGTGTCCTTCGCATCGACCATAGCGATGAGGTTGGCGAGGTCTTCGCGCTTGCCAGCGTTGACGATATTGCGTTCAAGTAGGGATGCCATAGTAGTATAGGGAGGTAGGGATTAAATGAAGCCTTTGGATAGCAGAACTTTAGCGAGGTCTTCAGCGTTGTTCGATTTGATGAATCGACTCTCAGCATTCTTGGCACTGGCTGTCTTAGTGCTAGTCTTTAC